GGATTCCACGGAGCCAAAGATGTTTTCAACAACGGAGACCACGTGGGCGGAGTATACCACTTTGTGAATATACTCCGTAAATTCCTTGAAGAGCACAACCATGATAAAGTTGTTGTGTTTTGGGATGGTGAATCAAATTCATCCATCAGAAAGTCTATATACCCCCAATACAAAGAAAACAGACGAGAGAGTATGAATGAGTATAAATACGAATCGTATTTGTACCAAAGGTCTCGTGTCAAACAATACCTTGAAGAAATTTTTGTAAGACAAATTGAAGTTGAGGACAACGAAGCCGATGACCTCATCGCTTACTATTGTAAGATATCTAAAGACGAACAGATTATCATTTTTTCTGCGGATAAAGACCTCACACAACTTATCTCTGAGAATGTGACTATCTACTCCCCAATCACAAAACAGTACTTTAAAAACGGAGATATGATATCCATCAACAAGGTGGACATACCCCACTATAATGTATTGTTAACAAAAGTGTTTACGGGAGATAAATCGGACAACATTGATGGTATTCAGGGACTTGGAGAAAAAACATTAGTCAAGTTATTCCCTCAATTGCAGGAGAAACCATGCACTATCGAAGAAATCTTGGATTATGCACGAAATATCCCGCAAGACAAACCTTCAAAAACATTAACAAATCTTTTGACAGGCAAAACAAAATCAACTATACTTGGTGAAGAGTTTTATACAACAAACAAAAAGATAGTCGACCTTACAAACCCTTTAATCACTGCCGATGGAAAAGAATTAGTTGAACAAATTTTAACAGACACTATAGACCCTACAGATAGGGGATATAAGAACTTAATGAGAATGATGATGGAAGATGGTCTCTTTAAGTATCTACCCAAGGACAATGAAGCTTGGGTTAACTTCCTAAAACCCTTTATGAAATTAACAAGAAAAGAAAAAAGAAATACAAACAAAAATTAATTATGAAAGAGCAAGACAGCACCAAAATGGAATTCTTATTGACATTGAATGACAACATCGTAGTTCAAAGATTCTTTAATGTTCGTGGGTACAACCCAAAGGCAAAAAACTCATTGGAGTTATACGACTTTGTGAAACGACTTAAAGATGAGTTGGAATACAACTTGAAGATGAAGACTGTTGTTTATATGATGGATAATAAAGACTCCATTGTTTCCGACCCGTCTATCATGGACACATCGTTCACTGAAGGTAGTGAGCAATTTAACATTTACATCAAAATTGGCGAGCAGACAATTTGTCATAGATATTTTGATGGAAAAGTATTCCCGCCAAAAGTTCGTTATACAGTTGATGTACGACCATTTTTGAAAGACGTTTTACGAGAATTAACTGACATTTTTTCAGGCCAAAAATTATCTTTTGATTATTTGAGCTTTGACTTAAAGTAAGGTATATTTAATAAAACAGACGAACAAAAAAATACAATATGAACAAGAATTTTGACTACTTAGGGAATACATTCCAAATACAACTTTTAAACCAACTTATCGTGGATAAAGAATTTTCAACATCAATTATGGATGTTATTGAGAGTTCTTATTTTGATAACAAATACTTCAAGATTATCTTGCAAATGACCAAGGAGTACCACGCAAAATACCAATCTACCCCTAACTTCGATACTCTTGAACAGATTGTAAAATCTGAAATTTCACAAGAATTAGTTGCAAAAATTGTCCTTGACACTATCAAACAAGTAAAAGATGCTCCATTTGAAGGAACAATGTTCGTTCAAGAGAAAGCGTTAAAGTTCTGTAAACAACAAGAACTTCAAAAGGCAATGGACAAAGCCCAAAAAATCATTACAGAAGGTGACTTTGAATCTTATGACAAAGTTGAGAGTTTGGTTCGTGAGGCATTACAGGTTGGTGAAAAAGATACAGGTACAACTGATATCTTCTCTAACCTTGAGACAGTACTTGATGAGGACTTTCGTCACCCAATTGCTATTGGAATACCAGGGATTGACAGATTACTTAAAGGTGGTTTGGCAAAAGGAGAAATTGGTGTTATCTTAGCACCTACAGGTGTTGGTAAGACAACTATCCTAACAAAGATTGCGAACAATGCGTTTAATCTTGGGTATAACGTTCTTCAAATCTTTTTTGAGGACAACCCAAAGATTGTACAACGTAAACACTTCACACTTTGGACAGGTATTGAACCAGACAACTTGGTAAAACACAAAGATGAGGTAATGGCTAAAATCACAGAAATCAAAGAAACGATGAAGAACGAGTTAATCTTGAAAAAACTCCCATCGGATTCTATGTCAATGAACCAAATCAAAAACCAAATCAGAAAAATGATTGCTGACGGTACAAAGATTGACTTGGTTCTTTTGGACTATATTGATTGTGTGGTTCCTGAAAGCTCAAGTAAAGATGAATGGAAAGCTGAGGGTTCAGTGATGAGAGGTTTCGAGGCGATGTGTCACGAACTATCATTAGTTGGATGGACAGCTACACAGGGTAACAGAAGCTCTATATCTTCTGAGGTTGTTACCACCGACCAAATGGGTGGTTCTATTAAGAAAGCACAAGTTGGACACGTTATCATTTCCGTGGCTAAAACTTTACAACAAAAAGAAATGAACTTGGCAACCATCGCTATTACCAAATCACGTATTGGTAAAGATGGGGTAGTGTTTGAGAACTGTAAGTTCAACAACGAACTACTTGAAATCGATACAGAAACATCTGTAACGTTCTTAGGTTTTGAGGAACAACAAGAGGAAAGAAAAAGAGACAGAGTTAAGGAATTACTCGAAAAGAAAAAACAACGAGAACAACAGCAACAACAATCGTAAAAAAACAAAAAAACAATTATGGAAAAAATATTAATGGAGAACCCTAATAGGTTTGTTATCTTCCCAATTCAGCACAACGACATTTGGGAATACTACAAAATGCACCAAGCAGCTTTTTGGACAGCGGAAGAAATTGATTTGACAAATGACATCAGAGATTGGAATAATCTTTCAGAGAATGAACAATATTTCGTTAAGAATATTTTATCATTCTTTGCGGCATCTGATGGAATTGTTAATGAAAACTTGGCAGAAAACTTTTATCGTGAAGTACAATACCCTGAAGCAAAGTTCTTCTATGGTATGCAATTGGCAATGGAAAACATTCACAGTTTGATGTATTCACTTCTTATCGACACTTATATATCAAGTGAGGAGGAAAAGAATTTATGTTTCACGGCATTGGACAACTTACCTGCAGTTCAAAAGAAGGCTAAATGGGCTTTGGATTGGATTGAAAATGCTTCGTTCCAAGAAAGATTGGTTGCGTTTGCGGCGGTTGAAGGTATCTTCTTCTCAGGTTCATTCTGTTCAATCTTTTGGTTGAAATCAAGAGGTATTATGCAAGGTTTGTGTAATGCTAACTCTTTAATCTTTAAAGATGAGAACTTACACTGTGACTTCGCAATTCACTTATTAAACAATCACGTTGAAGATAAACCAAGTGAAAAAAGAATCAGAGAGATTTTATTATCTGCTTTGGAAATCGAAAAAGAATTCATCACTGAGTCATTACCAGTTTCTTTAATTGGTATGAATTCAAACTTGATGAAACAATATCTTGAGTTTGTTGTTGATGGATTGTTACTTAAATTTGGATGTAAAAAAGAATTCAATGTTGAACAACCATTCAAATTCATGGAACAAATTGCGGTTGAGACAAAAGGAAATTTCTTTGAGTCAAGAACTGTTGAGTATCAAAAAGCAAAATTAAATGAAACGATTTCTTTCGAGGAAGATTTCTAATTCTAACACAATATGATGTCATTAAAAATTAAAAAAAGAAACGGTGAGGACGTATCATTTAATCCTCAGAAAATTTATAATCGAGTTAAACGTGCGGCTAAAGGGTTGAACGTAAACTCAGATGAGATATTCATTAAAGTTATCACATCTGTACCAACTGAAGGACTTATCACAACTAAAGAGTTGGATAAGTTAGTTTATGAAATTGCTGCGGCTTACACTGGTAGTCACCACGACTACTCAAGACTTGCATCGTCAGTTGCAATTTCTTCATACCACAAAGAAACCAATGATAGTTTCTGTGAGACTATTATGGAATTACACACAACAGGTGTAATCAATGATAAACTAATTGAAATCATGAATGAGTACGGTCACGATAAAATCGACGCGGTAATCAATCACGAAAACGATTATAACTTTGATTACTTCGCTTGGCGTTCATTACAAGAAATGTATTTGTTAAAAACACCTGAAGGTAAAGTAGTTGAAAGACCACAACACATGTATATGAGAGTTGCTCTATGGGTGACAAAATCATTTGAACAAGCTGTTGAGTATTACCACTCATTGTCTAATCAACTTATTTCACCCGCAACACCAATCATTATCAACTCAGGAACCAAAGTTCCTCAG